TGACCACGCCCATCGGAATCAGTATATTTCCACCCCGTTGCAGGACATAGGACCATAGCTCAGTTGGTTAGAGCGCTGCCTTGACATGGCAGAGGTCGGCAGTTCAAATCTGCCTGGTCCTACCATTTAATCAACTACTTGCAGCCCTTCCTGATATCCCCTTGGCAAAATTTTGGCAATAGATTGGCAAAATAAATCCGTATACAGTACCTGTCCAGATCTATAAATCAGCCAAGAATAATCACCATGAGAATCACCACTGACATGCTCCGCGAACTGGAGGAAGCCATTGCCCCAGACGCTGAAGCGGAAATTCGAATCTATGCTGGCGGCTGCGATATTCGCGTGTGCTGGAACGGAGGCCTGAAGCAGGTCAACCAAAACCTGGGTGTTGTGCAGCTATCGGAGATCGTGGAGTACCGAGACGAGAAGATGCGACGGGCCTGGGATAAGGTGATCAAGAAGTTCAGAAGGCTGGCAGCCCAGTAGCCCCTGTTTAGATAAGGCCAACAGAACAGAGAAGATATCCACTAGCTTCAGTGCGTTCCAGTATCTCCTCAACAGGGTCATCGTAGCCGCTAACCTCATTGAATGTGACAAGGCTCCGCTGATCAAACGCGACCGGATAGTTCATGGCGATACCGGATATTGAATGTGGGCCGGTAGTGTATGACGCTGCGGTCATCAAAAACTTACTGCCAACCTCCAGGGGCATCTGGGGGAGAACATCAATAGTGGTATTCGTGTTGGACCCAGTAATGCCCACCTGAGACGCGATGTCTACTCCGTAACTTTTATGCGTAATACCTGACGGCAGCGTAAGGGCCTCGATCTCTTTTATGCGCTCCCCATTTCGCCAGATCTCTACTTTCTCTCTCATGGGCTCAGAATCAATGCTTCCAGAAGCGGTCAGGTATCCGCCGTTCGCATCCTGAGCAGTGTATGTGTCATCAATGCTCTCATTCAGGCTGTAGGTAAACCCGCCCACCACGACAGCGCAAAATCCAAAGCGGACATCGATGGCCAGTAGATTCTCGCCCCAGTCGATTCCCCCCCGCTTCTCCGACTCCGAGTTGGTGACGGATACACTATCCCCGGCACCGCCCCTGAGAGTTCTCATGTGCAGGTCGGTATTGATGAAGGCGGGCTCGCTTTCGCTGAACAATGTAACCGCATCGCTGGTGATGATCTCGAAAGCCGAGTCTCTTTGTACGCTTGTAACCCTGGTTCCTGTTGTGTCAAACCCAGGCCCCTCGATATCAATCCAATCGGAATCAATAGAGGTCACACTGCCAGACCGGCGCTCATAAGCAATGACTTCTCGATCCCCGACGTAGTCACAGTATATTGGCACGTCATGCGAGACGACTTGCTGGGAAACATCCACTGTTCCCGTCTTTATCACGGACGCAGGAGATGGCGGATCGCTATCGACGACATAGGTGTCAACGGTTGTTCGTGACCCAACAGGCTCCGCCCTGGTCCATAGTTGCTCTAGCGAAAATCCGGAGTTGATGTCATACCGGACCAAGTCGATGTGCAGGTTTTCGTCATCTTCCAGATCGCCAACAATCGTGCAAACAGCCTTGGTTCCATCTTCAGAAAAATAGAAATGGCTCTGCGGAGCCATCCCTGTCAAAAGCGTGGTTTCGTGCATGAACTGTAGGAGCCCGAACGGTTGAAGTAAGGCATCTACCGTTATCCGAAAAACCTTAAAGGTCTGGCCAGTTGCGTAGGATTCGTCGGACGCCACCACCACGAGCCACCGCTGGCCACCTACGTCTTCGTATATGGAGGCGCCATGGACGTTGACAAATGCCCCCGCTTCAATCTGTTCCGACAGGTCAAGAATTACCTCGAGGTCATGGTAAACATTGGGGCCAGCTTTCCATGCCGCCAAGAATCCATTGAAGCTAACATCTATTTGGTCAAGGCGGTGCGCTCTACCAGGCGGGCCGTCCCAAGATAGAACAAGCTTTTCAGTATTGAACCAGTTTTTGTTTCCGTAGCTCCTGGCATTGCCGCGCTGAACAACCAGATCGCCCGAGTCTGGCGTGGCGGTCCATGCGCTGTTGGAGCCATCTTCGGTTCCAAGCGGCGAATTGATTTGACCATTCATATCCTCGAATGGCTCGCCATACGTCTTCTTTGGTGCTTGATAGGTGGGAGCGGGCCCAGCCTCCCATTTTGCCGGCTCGAACACGAACCCAAACAAAGAGCACGGAACCGGATCTGACTCAAACCCAATGACCAACGGGCCATTGTCGGTAAACCGCACAACAACGCGGTCACCTTCGGTAAAAGCCGAGCCATTGCAGTCCATGTACACGATTGGGACGCCGGAAAGAATCTCAGTTTGATTGATTGGCAAATCCTGCGCACTGGACTTCGCGCTATCCAGCGTTACATCGCAAAGATCAACCTGAAGGCGGGTTATCTGACCGACACGGTAGCGGGGCATCCACTTCTGGACACCTGGCAAAACGGCTGCGTTGAAATAGATCTGAGCGCCGGACTGGCCCAGATTCGGGAATAGAGCTCCATCCCGAAAGGCATCATAAGCGCCTTCGCCCCCGTATCCGGGCTGGATGACAACGCCCTGGCCGCCCTCGTCGTTAATGTCCACCAGCCCCACATTGCCGGCCAGATCAAGCGTGTAATCCGTGCACCAGGCTTCGATCTCTCTGCCTTCGGGTACGGCCTCAAGCTGGCCCCGGCGCTTCAAAGCTGAAAGATTCTCTGCAATCAGCTCCGAAACCTTCAGTTCGGATATCCGAACGTCTGCTTGCAGCTGTATCAATTCTGTTTGGAGCTTGGTTATTTGCTCCCGGGCGCCTTCCTCTCCGGCCTGCAGGTCATCAATGAGCAAATCGATTTCACGCGCCTTATCCTGCACAGCGGTTTGCGCCTGTAACAACGCGAGCTTTTCGGTTGGGATCTTAACCGCCAGCTCAGCAATGCGCTCATTGAGTTTGGCAATACTCTCGTTGATTCGATCAACGGCCAATTTCTGCCTGACTCGATATAGGCCCTCGCCGAGGTGGCTGACAATCTCACCCTTAGACATTAACGCTCACTCACTTCGCAGAACTTGTCCGTATCATTCACGTAGTAGTTGATGTAATCAGCGGTGAATGTTTCGTCCAGCGCAGTGACTGTCATCCCCGGCTGCAGGAACAGGTCGATATTGCAGCGAACCCGCCGCTGGCCATTGCTGGTGCTGATACTGCGGATTCCGGTTAGCGCCCGCGTCCCCGTAGACGTGGGCTTGTTCTTCATGTACCCCGACACAGTAATGGTAAGCGCCCTCTGCCCCCTGTCCGGCCTAAGGGAATCAAAGCCAGATCTCATGATCTCGTCGTATTGGACCTGACCATCGGCAAACCGGTAGCCCTTCTGGATGACAAGTTCGCCCTTCTGGCGTGCCGAAATATCGTCCAGATACTGATCTGCGGCGGGTATAACGGCTTGAACATAGGATGATCGCCCGCCCGCTTGGTTTGTTGCCTGCCAACTGGAGATGCCGCCGATGTAGAGGTCGTCCAGGCCGGCAGGAGCACCGGTTATAACGAGCCGGTAAACCTCCTGGAGCTGGATAGGCGGGATCTTTGAAACCCAATCCTGAAATGCTGCAGCCTGTAAGCGGATTGGGAAGACAGCATCTAGCGCGGCGACGACGGGATTTACGTAAACGCTGAACTCCGCCTGGATGGGCAGAGTGGCATTTATAGCCGCATCGTAAGTGATTGGGGAGGTATCGGTTACAAGAGGCTCGGAGATTCCAGCAGTGTTTAAATCGGTAATCTCTTGCTCGGTCAGTTTGCGATCCCAGATCGAAGCATCCTGGAAGATCCCGTCCACAGTCGTGCCAAGCAAATAGTATTCACCATCTGGGCTGGCCCCGAAGAACGATCTAGCTGTGTAGCTGGCCGTGTTATAAATCAGGAAACTGCTGGCCCCGGGAAGTGAGTAAATCAGACTCCCGTTGACGTAGAGCCCGGTGCCGTTCACGTCCCCCGCAACCACTACGTCGTGCCATTCGCCAACCTCAAAAGGATCCGGAATGACATCGGAACCACTATTAAGGTCGCCTGCTGCAAAGAATACCTGGCCACTCTCGACGCTGATCAGAATCCCGTAATTGTTGACCTGGCCAAGCTGGAAAAGGCTCATCGAGTGAGACGAATTAACGTCCTCGACCAACGAGGTGTGAAAGTAGCGGATTCTGACAGTAATGGCTGAAAATGCTGGTAATAGCTCTGACTGAGGCAGTCGCAATGTGGCGATCTTCTCAAGATCGCCAGATGTCCCGTTCCAGTTCACAGCCATGTCTCGGCCGAGACCTCCGGGGGTGGCCACCACCGTGGCATCATATTCTGCAGGGCTGAGCTCCGGGCCCGAGAAGCTATCTCCAAAGCACTCGGCATTCCATCCGTCAACCACGTCGGCAACCCCAGTGCCGCTGGCCTCGTCCATCGGCCAATGGTGAACTATTCCATCTGTGGTGGCTGAGGCGAGATCCGCGTACTTAGCCATCAGACGGGCATCCGGATCACGCCAGAGGTAAGGTTGACTGGCTCACCAGAAACAACCGTCAGTGGACTCACGATAACGGACGCTCCGCTGCCCGATCCGCCGGCCGACAGGTACATGATTTCTGTGCCGCTTTTGTTAAGCAGTCTCGCCCAGCCCACGGCGCCACCAGCGGGAGCGGAATCCTCATCGGTCCACCCGCTGAAAGTGATCACACCGTTTGACTCAGTGCCCACTGTGGAGCTCAGCGTAAAGGTTGCCAGCAGCGTATCTGTGATGGTATTGCCCAGGCTCGCAGGCATAGCCCCGGTGTATAGCTCTATTTTTGGGTCGGATCCAGATCCGGTCACCATGTCCGCCAGCACGGCCTGCGCCAGTGTTTGTCCGAGCGATACGCGAATCTTCATTGATCAAGCCTCTTTTCAACCAGGAACTGGAATTGCGCTTCGCCGTTGCTTAGATTGAACGGGCCGGGTGCGCCGAGATAACAGCCTTCTTCGGTGGAAACGATTAGGCGCGGGTAACTCTTGGCCAGGCGCCTGACCGTCTCGACGGCCGCTTTACTGCGAGCCCTCCAGCGGATATCAAACGTCCTATCGGATTCCGAATAACCGAAGTCGGGAATTGCCGCGCCACCATCCAAAGTGGCGATACGATTGTTTCGGCGCTCAAATCCGGCCAAACCATCGGGGGAAACTTTTGTGAGAGACACGGTTCCATCCAGATCGAAAATCGGTGCGCTTATGAACACATTCATCAGTTAAGCCCCAGCAGCATTTCTTCACCGTCCGCATTCACGCGAACCTGGAGTTCTCTCAAAATCTCAAACATGAAGGCTTCGAGGTGCGGCTGAAGTCCAGCCCCATCAACCTTGATCAACGCATCCCCACGGGCCAGCTGGCGGGTTTTTTCCCTGATGAACTCAATCTCGGCCTTGGTAAGGGCGCTCTGATCGTCAAGTGCCTGCTGCCTGAACTCTTGCTCTTTGCGGATCTGACTGGCTATCTCGATCTGGGTTGAACGGCTGGCGTCATCGAATCCGCCGAAAAGGTCGGAAATAACGGATCCGGTATTGGAGAACGTGTCACTGATCGTTTGTGCAATCGCCTCTACCCTGTCTGCACCAGCCTCGACCTCGGCGATGTCCAGGGAAACCTTGGCCTCGATCTGCTTAATAAACTCGTTACTGTTGAGCTCCAGAAGCTTGATCTGGTAAGCCTCGGTTTGCTTTACGACTTCCTCGGTTTTCTTCGCAGCATCTTCCAGCGCCTTGTTGCTGTTGACGATGGTCCCGGAAAAGCTGTTGATCTTGCCGCTTGTCTCGTCGTATCCAAGCTGCAGCGACTTGTTATTCTTCGCCAGCTCTTCGGTTGTCTTCGAAACATTGCCCAGCGCGCCACCGCTGGCCTCAATACTGCGGCTCAGCTCTTCCACTGCGTCGGTTATGCCCCGCTGAGAACCGCTAAACTCTTCCGTTTTCTTGGAGTTCTCGACGAGCTGGGCTGCATACCGGTTAAACTCCGCCCGCTGCTCTTCCGTGATTTCAGTGGTGTAGCCCATGGTTTGCCCCAGGGCTTGGTTCATCTCGTCATAGCGCCCGCTTATCTGACGGAGCTCTTCGGTTTCCTCGCCGAGCTTCTTCGCCTCGCCGGCCAGTGGTGCGAATGCCTGTGCGATCTCTCTCAGCTCGTCCGCGTTGAAGTACTCAAAAAGCCTTTGGCCGAGGCCGTCCAATTCTTCCTCGAAAATCTCATTGATGAATGAGCCCAGGCCAACACCACCGGTCAAGGCGAGGCCAATCAGCCCGCCCTTCCCAGCTGTCGATGTGGCAATAGCCTTGATGCTTCCCAAGTTGCCGATCAGAGCCTTGAAGCCCTGAGCACCCGCCAGCGCAGTGAGGCCTGTACCAATGGACTCAAGCCCGCCAGCCAGGCCTCCGATCGCCGGGAGCACTGTATTGATCGTTTTAGCCAGGCCAAGGATTTCGCCGGCGGACTTCTTAGTTTCCTCGTCCAGGGACTGGAATTTCTCGATGCCGGTGCCAATGGCTATAAATAGCGGCTCAAGCCCGTTGGCGATGCCTGCTGACACATTGGTAAGTGCCGTGAAGGCATCAACGACCTGCTGCATTGCGTCCCGCAACCCTTCAACGGTGCTCAGGTCGACATCGCCAAATACAGCGCCAAACAGGTCTCCCAGCTCACTACCGAGATCATCGAATGCTGCCAGCAAGTCTGTGAACTCAAGACCCTCGAAGGCTTCCGGCAAGTTCTTAGCAATGGTGTCGACCTGCTGCGCAAAGCTGTCCAAGCCATTGCGCAGAGCCTCAAAGAGAACGTCTGCGTTGTCGCCCTGGATGGCCTCGCGGAAGGAGTCAACGAGGCTACTGGTGGCCTGCGTCACCGCCTTGGTTTGGTCGATATATTCGAGCCCGGCTGTTGCGGCGGCTGTTGTGAAGGCTGACCGCAGTTGCTTCAGCGCAAACTCTGCGGACTGTGTCTTAACCTCGAATTCCTCAAGCGCCGAGCCACTGGAGTTCAACGCAATCTGTAGTATTTCCTCGGAACGCTCCGCCCCATTCAGCACCGCAATAAAGCGGCTCATCTGCTCCGCTCCAGCGATAACCGTGGCAACGCGTTGCTTCTCGTTGTTGTCCAGGTCCTGCGTAGCAGCAATCAGGTCATACAGAACATCCTTGGTATCACGGCGCTGGCCATCGATCTCAAGCTGAATGCCCAGCTCGTCTTCAAGTAGCTCTTTGCGTTCCTTGGTGGGTTTGATCAGGTTGCTGATCGCCGTCTTGAGGGCGTTGGCCGACTCTGTTCCCGATCGTGTGACTTCCACGACCGGCGTCAGCAGGGCCGCCGTCTCTTCAAAAGAAAGCCCGAGGGTGTTGGCCACCGGGGCCAGAATGCGGAAGCCGTCGCCCAGCTGCTGAACTGAGGCGCCTGCTTTGTTCGAAACACCGTTCAGCACGTCCAGAAGACTGGCCGCCCTCGAGGCGGGAGCCTGGAAGCCCGCCAACGTACCGATGAGAAGTTCGCTGGACTGCTGTGTGGTCAGGTCCGCCGCATTCACGGCCAGCAATGATTGCTCAACCAGCGTCAGGGAATCGCTGATATTGAAGCCTGCCTGCCGGAAATCAGCCGTGCTTTGAATGATGGCGTCGGCGCTCACGCCAAATCGTGATGAGAGATCGCTGAATTGGTCTGAGTAGTCGCTGGCGCTGCCCTCGCTCTCGTCGAGTACCTTCTGCAGATCGATCAGCGCGGCCTCGAAAGTCACCGCTTCCTTGGTGGCGAAGGCCAGAGCGGCGACACCTACAGCAACCAGAGCGGCATCCAGCTTGATAATGCTGTCGGTAACGCTCGCCATAGGCCCGGTGATATCTCCAGCCTTGTTGACCAGAGAGTCCAGATTGCGGCCAACGGAGGTAATCGTTGAGCCCGTCTTATCTACACCACCGAAAATGATCTCAACGGTTTTTGTGGTATCGGCCACGTTTCCTCCGGGCATAAAAAAACCCTGCCGGAGCAGGGTTCTGTGGGATTCGTTTGTTTATCTGTCTACCGGCACAAATTGTCCCGGTGCATTTCCTCGCGCTTTATGTCTCTTTCAAGACTCGTCCTTTCACTGATCGTGTAGCCTTGGCGCTTCAACTCTTCCATATCCTCGTAGAGCAGCTTTATTCGATTGTTTATGCCTGTGCAGACATAGTTCGGGCGCTGCTCTTCGTCATCCTGGAGATCAGCCAGCGTATCCACGTATTTCTGTCGGGCCTTCTCCATTCTTTTTTCGGACTCCCGCAGCTTCCTCTCCTCGAGCTCCCGTGCCTGCCTGATAATATCGGACTCGGGGGCCGGTTCATTTGAACTTGCAGAACTAGCCCGAATCTTGACCTCTTCCTGTTGGCCAGGCGGGGGCTGGGTGCCGAAGTGAACATTTCCCTGGGCGTCCGTCCATTTATAGACCTCGGCGAAAGCAGGGAATGAAAATGCGGTGAGCAGGATGAGAATTAGGCGCATGGCTACCTCCGTGTGATCTACCTAGTTTAGGGTAGCATAGGCCTTTTACGCAGACCTCCCCGGAAAAAGGGGTTATTTTTGCCTGTACCACATGCCCCACAAGCTCATTTCTGTCTCAGTGAGATAGCCCTCCGGAAATACATCAGGCCGCGTCTCGTAGAGGTAGCGGCCTTTTCTGTCTGCAAGGGCTAGGCTTGCTTGGATGTGGCTTTCTTTCCAGAGGGCTTTTGCTTTACCTGGGCGACCTGCCCTTTTCCGGTGAGCGAATAGATTGCCCGGGCGACCTGGCCGAACTCGATTGGAAACGCCTCGGCAAGCTTTGTCACATCATCAAGCCCCATTTCCGGCTCAACCATGCCGTATCGTACGTGGCACATCTTTCTTGCCAGCGCCTGAGGCACCTGGTTGCTACCGACGCCGAGGCCGTCCAGCAACCCTTCCAGTTTCTCCCTGGAAGTGCCTGCCAGCTTTTCGGCAACACCCATGAGCACCTTGCTGCGATCGCTTTCCTCCTCTGCCTCCGCCAGCTCGGCCGCAGTCAGGCTGCGTATTTTCACAACACCGTCGCCGAAGCCCGCCTCCTTCAGAGCCTCCAGCGTGAGCTCCATCTCACGCGGGGCGAACTGAGCCTTCTGGAAGGCCTTCAGGTCGAAGCCAGCCATTACGCGGCCACGTCCGAACCATCAGACTCGGGAGAGATGGTGCAGGATGCCTGAATCTCGTCACCAGCAGGGAAAGTTCGAGCGATGCCAAGCTTGCCCTGATCCAGCCGGTAGTTGCTCTGGAACTTGTTGGGGAAGAACTTGAACCACAGGAACTCGTTTTTCAGGCGCACAAGGCTGTCACTGATACCGTCATTCAGGAATGCGGTGAAGCTGCCCTGGTTCAACGTGGAGCTGGTTGAACCGATAGTGCTGCCGTAGATCTGCGTGGAGCTGGTGCTGTGAGAAGTCTCCGCCGGCACGTAGTCGGTGCCTCGAGGAACATCTGCAAAGATCGGCTCGGCGTAGGAGGCGAAAACTTTCTTCGGTACGGTGGCGGTGTGAATCAGCGGCAGAGCTGAGTTGAACACAACGTTGCCGTTACGGTAATCCACTTCCCAGATCGGGAAGTCATACCGCTCCTGGTGAACACCAACCACCTGCTTGATATCAGCGGCAGTGACAGGGGCTGCCGTGGTACCAGCAAGACGCACCTGGCCGATCTCGATCTTGGTCACTGCGATCAAGGCGGGGCCGCCAGCTGCGGCACGAGTCTCGCTAAATGAGGTTGAACCGGTACCGGCCGCTGCAGCGATTGTTCCAGAGCTGTCTACAGTGATCGAGTGGACGATGTGGGTGTTGCTGGAAACGGCGCGAGAACAGGTTACGTCCGTTGCGGCCGAGAAGGCCACGAGCTGTCCGCCCACGTATGCGGTACCGGCTGACACGTCGACCACGTTGTCGTCACCTGACGCAGCGGGTGTAACCACACCGCCCGTAATCAGGCCATCAGGGCGAATCACCGGCTCAAAACCGGTACGACGAGACCAAAGGGCCGCGCCTGATTCAAAGGTAGTTGCATCGCCAGAGTCAGTCAGCGCACTCAAAGGTGACTGGTTCTGACCGCCCTCGTATTGGATCTTTGCATTTTCAGCGTTTGCCATGGTTTTCTCTCCGGGGTGCTGATGCCCATATCGGGCGGTTTACGAATGGTTCGGGCACAAAAAAGCCCGCTCAGTGGCGGGCTTGCTCTGCGTTGGTTGATGGCTATTGGGTGAACGGGTCGCCGTTCTTCGTTTCGTACATGACCTCAAAAGTCACAGAGCAGCCTGTAACCTTCAGGCCTGGCTCAGGGGTAAGGGACAATGAGGAAGTCTCGCCGATGCTCGTTGCTAGGCCGCCAAGGGTCGGATCAGGTTCGCCGCTGCTGATATCGTTGGCGATGGCCGTGACCAGCTGGCCGTACATCTCATTGGCAGCGGATGAATATGGCTTCACAGCGCTGTTTGTCAGGTACTCAATGACGACCTGAAGCGTGTTCATCTGACTGCCGTACTTGGTCTTTTCGCTCTCTTGTTCGAGATCCCAGACGCAGACAAAGACATCATCGTCGTCATATTGCTCGCTTCGGAGGACCGGCGTTCCGGGAACAATAGTTTCTGCTCTGGCAACGATCGCCTTAACGACTTTCTCGCGGATGGTATCCATTAAACCCCTCGGTTCAGCAGGTCAATTTGGCGGGCCAGCTCTTTCAGCATCTCTTCACCAGCCTGGTTCTCAGCCTTTCTGGCCAGTCCAGGAGTTTTGTCGTAGATATTCGGAACAGCCGGTCCCCGCTTCGTCCTCAACGGCGTTCGGCCGTCATAATTGGGATCCGATATGTTCCGCTCATAAACGTCCTCGGAGGGCGATCCGCTCAGCCTTGTGATGAAGGCGTGCCGGTATCTCTCGCGCTTTCCATCCTTCCAGAGCCTGAATGTCACCCCTTTCTTGGTCTGCCGGGCGCCGTATTTCATCAGTGAAACCGAGCCACCCTTGATAACTAGCTTTGCGGTCAGGGTGCTGAGGCTCGCGAAGTAGAGACTGGTCGCAGCGCGGAGGTCCTTCTTTTTGAGGGCCGATTTTTTCGACATCTCATCTACGGAGATTTTCCGGCCCTGCTTTGCGCCATGATTGACTGATCGCTGCAAGGCCTTTTGTCCGCCAGCCCGGTAGGCTTGCAACAAGTTCAGCACATCGTTCAGGCCCTTCGGGTCAATACGCGCGTATGCTTGTGCCATCAGTCACTCACTATCACTCGAATGGTGTAGCCGTCATTGGCAATCTTCTTTGCAACTGTCCACTGCTCGGTGCTGGTTTCGATCACGTCGCGCTTTTTCAGATCACCGACCTGCTCCACGAGCATTTCGGCTTCATTGCGCAATTCCGTGGTCTCCGAGTTCCCAGGGGAAACCACCTCCACATCGCGGGAGATGTGCACCAGGCATTCTTCAATGACGGCGCCGCCGTTGTGCTGCGTCACCGTGCAAGCCTCACCCAGCCGGGCCAGTATCCGTTTAGCCGATCGCTTGAAAGTCTTGTCGCTCATAGGTCAATCTCCACAAACTGAAACGGCCCCGGATGGGGCCGCTTGGGTTTGCAGGCTGTTACACCTTCACAACAGCATTCGGCCTAGTGCAAAGGAACAGCGGGTTGGATTGAGACTCGGCCTTTACGCCCTTGTTCATCGAGAGAGGCTCGATCTTGGTGTAGTACGGCAGGCCGTTGGTGCCGACGGTCTCCATGTAGTTGGCAGGCGCAAACCGGCCAATGAAGAGATCGGGCACGCCTTCAGGGAACACGTAGCCATCGGTGTCGCCTACGAACTTCACGCTGCCCACTTGGCCGCGATATTGCTCCCAAATAATGCCGCCGAACTCGAAGCCGCCGCGCACATCGTCACGAAGTGCCGCCCCATCCATCCAGCGCTGGTAAGCGTCTTTCACGTCCGGATGGTCAACGAATTGCTTAAACTTTGTGCGGCCAAGCACGCCGCGAACCGACGTGAACGAGACGCCACCGAGCTGATCTTCGATCTTGTCGAGAATTTCGAGGCACTTCGTTCTGACCTTGGTTCCGGCTGTGCCAAGAACCAGATCCTGCGTGGTTTGCGTGATTCCGAAGGCGGTGAAAGTATTCACCAAGGGCGTGGTTCCGTCCGAGTCCATGATGATGCCCTTGAGCGCACCGATCTTCAGGTGCTCCATGGTGGCATCCAGCTGACGGCGATGTTTTGCCTGGCGCTTAGCAACGTAGTTGGCTACCGCTTCCACCTCAGACTCGGAGCCGAAGGCGCGAAGTCCTTGGATCTCGTCTGCCATGATAGTGGACTCTTGCGGCAGGTGCAGGGTGTTGAAGGGAATCAGGGTGCGCTTGTCGCCGGAAACCTGAAGCCCAGGAGCTCCGCGGTCAGCAGCAGGCACCAGCGCCAGGGTCGCGCCGTCTTTCTCAATGCTAAGGTGAGTGGTGTTGATACCCTCGTTGTTGAACAGGCCCAAAGCGCCCAGGCGCCCCGGCACATACGGGGTTTCGTTGATGGCCGCAGTCAGACTCGAAAGGCTGAATGCGTCGTCGTTGAAAATATCCAGTGAAGCCATGTTATTTCTCCTGATCTCAGGTTTGGTTCAGCGTTTCAGGCTGATTAGCGGGCGATGATGCCGATGGCGGCAAGATCAGTGATTGCGTCTGCGTCGTCACCGGTGAGCAGCGCCTCGTCAATCTCTGCATCACGAACAACGCCAACGGCGGTTACGTCTGCAGATGAACCGTCAGCGGCTGCGTAAAGAACTCCAGCTGCTGTCTGGGTGCCATTGCTAGCGCCAGAGGCATAAGCGGTGTACTTGCCAGAAGCGGTGATTTTGCCAAGCACCTGGCCGGCCACATATGGGCCACCGGTTACGGTGATGGTTTCGCGGGAACGCTTGCCGTTAGCTTCTGAGACCAGAAATTCACCGGCACGGGTAGTTTCAGTTTTCATGGTTAACCTCCAGGGTTACGCTTGGTTGTTCAGCTGGGAATAAGCCTTTCTTGCGTCAGGCTGTTTCTGATTGCCCGGGCCGGGCGTGTGGTGATGATCCAGATCCTGATCGCCAAGTGCTTTTGCTTCGGCAATCGCATCGCGGATCATCTGGGTTGGGTTGCTGAGGCTCTTGAGCATTACCGCCTCGTCGATTCCAGAGGCCTTGGCAATGTCCTTGATTTCGCCGGCCATCTTGAGCCGGGACTCAACGGCCGCCAGAGGAAGCTTCTCTTTCGCCATCGCGACAGCCATGGACTCGAAGCCGGCTGCCTCACACTTGGCAATGACTTCATCGGCGGTTGCCGCAATCGGATTCTTGAAGGCTTCCAGCTCCGCGGTCAGATCCTCGATCGCTTTGTTCTTGATCTCGATCTGGGCCTTGGCGCCTTCGGCCTCTTGCTGGGCAGATCGGACCTCGCCCTGCATCTTGATCTGCATCTGGTATGTGGCGGGATCTGCACTGGCGACAGCCTTCAGCTTGGCGTCCTTGTCTGTGGCGAAGCCCCATTCAATGGCTTCTTCCGCCCCCATGTACTGGTCGCCCTTGTCCAGCAGCCCGTTGATTTCATCGGCACTCTTGCCGGTGCGGGCAACGTAAGCTGACACAATGGCGTCGTCGATCGCGGAAATACCGGCCGCGTGCTCTTCAAGTTCCTTCTTGTTGTAGTAGCCGATCATCAGGGTTGAGGCGCGGTGCGTCATGATGCTCGTACCGACGCCCATGGTGCGGGTGTCGCCCGCCAGCATGATCACCGTGGCGATGCTGGCCGCCATGCCGGTGACCTTCACGTGAACTTCAGCTGGATGATCAATCAGGTAGTTCATGATCCGTACGCCGGAAGCGACATCGCCACCAGGGCTATTGATCTCAAGATCAATCCGATCGAGCTCGCCCAGGGCGTCTACCGCCTCGATGAATTCTCGGGCCGGCTTCTCGCCGGTAAAGTCTGCAATCCAGTCCGGAGCCCAGTCCGAACCAATGGCGCGGTCAATACTCAGCTTGGCCGTCCGGTCTCCGGAAGCCTGTGCGGTGAACCACTTCATGGTTTATTCCTCTTCGGTGAGCTCCGCTTTCTGGAGCATGTCGGCTTTGCGTTTTTTCGCGTTGACGTTGGCCTGCTGAACATCAACAGCCCGGTAACCGCGTTTGGCGACCAGGGCGTCGAGGCTTTCGAGGTCGTTGTTGAGTTCGAGGACTGCGGCCTGTGCGTCTTGGGTTGGGTGGATGTGCGGCCAGCGCTGGGTGCGCCAGTCCCGCCTGTTGTAGTCGTCGTACCGATCTGCATAGCCAGGAGCGCGAACCTTGCCGGTCAGCACCGCGGCATCGGTGAACCAGAATCCGGCCCGCTCGCATATCTGGTGAATGGTCAGGTGGTCCTGGGCCATTTCGATTTCACGCCTGTACTCTGTGATCATGGCGCGATAGGTCCGGTCGTTGATCTTTGACCAGTCGCCGGTGACCAGTTCATAGAGAGACTTGGCGCCGGCGGCGATGGCCAACTTCTGCTGCTCCTGGAAGTCGGTGTAGCCAGAGCCGGTGTTGTCACCATCGAACAGGGTCAGCTTCTCACCAGCCGCACCGGTCAGGATCGTGCCGGGCTGGGCGCTAATTTCTGGCAGCGGTTCATCTTCTGCCATCGGCTCGCCGGTGATCGGGTCGTACTTCCAGTCGGCATCGCCCTGGTATTCCTTCTGCAGCCAGCCGGTGAACGGTGCGCGTGTTTCCTTGCGAACCAGTTCGCTGTCTTCATAGCTGTCATAGGTCTTGGCGCGAAGCAGGGCCTGAACTATGTCCGGCTCTCCCCTTACCTGTCCCGGCCGCAGCGGCAGGTAATGGTGAATAACCTGGTTGGCCGGGATCCGCAACAGCTTGGCGGTGGAGAAAGAGGCACCGTTGGAATCCTGCGGGTGCTCCGGATACATCCATACGGCGACACGCTGGCCGCGCTTGTTGAACTCGATACCAGCGATGATCTTGTTGCCGTTCCTGCGCGTCCGGTTCTCTGTCTCCGGTACGTGGTGAGGCTCGATCACCTGCAGCTGAATCGGCACAGTCATGCCGAAGGAAGCTGGGCGCGGCCTGAGCCGAATGAACACCTCCCCTTCGGTTCTGCGGCACCGTACCGCCTGAGACAGCTGGCCGTAAAAATCGAGAATGCCGTCCGGGGAGGCCTGGCCTGTCCATGGCAGCCAAAGCTGAGACAGCGCCTCATTGAACCCATCGTCGCTGGACTCAAAGATTGGCGTGATGCCGGTACCAACCTCGTTGACGACGTTGCGACTGATTGCCCGCTCAAGCCATTGGTTGTTCCGGACGCCCTGAAGCGAACGATTTCGCAGCGTGTTAAGGGATCCGTTCAAGGCCCGGTTCGGACCAGTCGCCGGCGCATTCCAGCCAGCTGCTCGCCGGCCGCTGGTTGCGCCTTCGTATGCCTGCGCCCGGTAGTTGGGAGTCTCTCCGGCACGAACGCGCAGCCTTGGCTTGCTCATATCAGACCCCTTTGCAGACGTTTACGCGCACACCGCGACGAGGCGGCTTGCCGGATTCCTTGAATATCTCGTTCTCGATGTGCTGCTTTGATTTCATCAGCTGCTCAACAGAGCGGTACCGGACGCGTTTACCGTCAGCGAACTGAACCTCCAGCTCACCGGTGGCGATCGCCTCGTTGATCACATCAAGGTCGTCTTGAGTAAATGCCATTAGGATTGGAACCTGATTCTGGAGCGCCTGCGCTGGCGTTGAGCCGGCGGCACTGTTGATTTTGAAACGGACTGTTCGCCACCCGCCTGGATCTCGCTGTTGCTATCCCAGATCCGCGCCCAAGGGGGCGGTGATTGCCAGTTGATCTTGTCGTAGCCTTTTTTGGTGGCCGCGCAGTCGATGTACCCGAACAGGTCAAATGCTTCGTTGTCGCCCTTGCCTGGCTTCTTCCAGCGGCCCTGCATGTCCCGCTGCTCATAGGTCAATTCGGCATAGAACCATTCGCCCAGCCATTCCGGGAAGTGGATGTATCCCGGCCCTGGCTCTTCCCGCTCAAGGCGGTTGGAAATGGTGTCCTTAATCAGATTGGTGTTCAGCACGTACAGCGGGATATCACCCTTGCTGCTGGCGTGCCGATCTTTACGGCCGGTACTGTCGGGGAAGGTCTCGCGCATCCGGGGCGAATTGATCGTGCTGCCACCTTTGACCAGCATCGTCTTGCGGTGCAGCCCTTGGCGCTTCAACTTCCGATAGAACTGATAGGCGTTTTCAGTAACGCCGGCCTCACCGCCGGTATCGATGGCCGTCATCAGAACCGGCATCTCTCGCCCGCTCTCATCCGCCAGCGGATACTTGCGGGAGATCACGAAATTGATTAGCAGCTCCCAGTCTTCAGGGTGGCCGGCCGGATCAATCCGAACCTTCTCGCCGTCCTCATCCTTCCGTTCCGCCTTTCTCAGGGAGAAGCGGTCAACTAGCCAGCGTTCACCATGCTCGCCGTAACCCACCACCTGGATAACGAAGCGCCGGCGTTTGCCGGCCTGGACGTCCACGGCGGCGAACAGGCAGCGAGCACCCTCGGGCACCACCCGATCTCCCAGGTTCTCGGAACGTTGCTGAATAACCTCAAGGCTCCGAACGTTCTCGGCCTTGCGGTACTGGTAAGGTCTACCCCAGTCCGTATTGATCTTTGATTTCAGGGTTTCCTGGGATCCGGTCTGCTCATAGATCTCTTCGGCCTGGCGCAACATTTGGGCCAGACTGGCCCAGGTCTGAAACGTGGCCGCCGGGCCCTCCATCCAAAAGGAGGCAATCCGGCTTTCCCGCGGTGTCCCGACGAGTTCGCCACCAGGTGTTAATTCGCAACCTTCCGGCACCCACTCACATTTCCCGTTGAGTGCTCGCTTGCGCGCAGTATCAACCAGGGTTCCGCAATGGGGGCAGAATGGCCGGGCCGCATCCATGTTGAAGTGCTCCATGATCGGCTGATACCACTCGCTGCAGCTGTCGCACTGCCAGTAAAGGCGCTCCCGGGTTCCGAGGTTGTAAAGTGAAAGCGCCCCCTTGGTAGGAGGCGCCATGTGTGGGTGTTTCGGGTCCGGCTTGTAGTCCGGATCGGTTATCTCCCAGCCCGGCGAAGTCTCCACCAGAGTCATACCGGAAGACATGAAGGTCTGCGTTCGTTTCGAGGCCAGGCTAAACGGGTCGCCTTCACCGTTCAGGTCCTCATCCAGCCGGTCATAGTCCGTCAGAGCGACGAACCGGTAATCGGAACTGGACAGCACGTTCACCGTGGGCCACTTGATGCCCAGATAGTTGCCGGCCCTGAACGTCTTGTCATGCACGTTGTTGTCATGGCCGTGCGGGCTCATCATCGGCGCCAGCTTCGGAGAGTTCCGAAGCATCCGATCGATACGCTTTTTGCTGTACTCCCGCGCTTTATCCTCGCTGATCTGCACTATCAGCATGTCGCCAGGGTCGCAGCTGACTACGTAAGCAACCCACCCATCCAGCAGGCAGTTGGTTTTCCCTGACCGGGCTGGGCCGACAAATACCACCGCGTCGTACATGCGACTGGCCAGGCAGTCCATCGGCCGGTTCATGTACGGGGTTAGGTCCTTCCGAAAGCGGTCGATCTTCCCGCCGCCATCCACAACCATCATGTTCTCTGCCACGGCGTCGCTGACCTTGATTCGCCTCGGTGGCTTCATCAGCCTGGCAACCTCCCGCTTTATCTGGGCTGCAGATGCCAGAGAGGTCATTCGTCGTCGTCCTCGTCGATCACCAGGAGATAGAGCTTTTCACGCAATCCATCAATGCTGCTCTGTACCCGCTCAATTCTGTCAGGGTCCAGGTCGCAATCTCTCTCGAGGATGTCAGGCAAGCTGTCCAGGGTAGTGGTTACGGCCTTGGCCAGCTTGCTCATTTCCAGGTGGACTTCATCGGCCGGTATCAGTTGCCTGAGCTGAACCTCAAGCTTTACCCGCTCGTTCTCTGACTGGTACCAGGCCTTTCGATCGGAGGGAGGATACTTGGACGGATCCTCGTCAGGGTCGTAATAGACCTGGTCCGCGTAGATCGCCGGTGCCGCATCCTTCAACGCGTATGTTGGATACCCCCCCTTCTTTCCGGCCGGGCTTATCCCTGCGTCTTCGATCCTCCGGGCGATCGTCTTTCGATCCATCCCGAAGGCTCGGGCGAGCTGACTGATCGACCAGTTGTAAGCATCAGCAATGCTGTTTACTTCTCCGGCCACTATTCGTTACCTGCTGCTTTTAATAACCAGACAGAACAGAATCAACTCATTGATTAGTAAATGGTTATAACCGGCGACTGGTGAGGCTCAATGTGGGGCCAAAAATTTCGCGAAAACCGCGTGGTTGCTCCGGCCCCGCGGGCTGGCCAGAGGCCCAGGGGCCCCGCCGTTCTGCACCAATATGGGTCACGCCGTCACCGTGAACTGACAGCTGGCGGTTGCCACACAGCGGATCGCAGTTACAGTATTCGACATAGCGCTGGCGGCGTACGCGGATACATCGCCGTCATCCCAGGGCTTAGCGTCCGCCGTCCCATCATTTACCTCAGAGACACTTCCTTGGGTGTACTCCACCCGGGCGGTTCCGGAGGCTGGCTCAACACTCACCAGAAGTTCGTCGAAGCTCGCTGGAAGAATGACCCACTCCCCAGTAGCTGCGTTTACGGTTTCAGTGTGGCGATACCGCTGGCGGGCTTCCGCGTTTTCCTGGAACTCGGTATCGGTGGTGTCCGGAGAAAGTGTTATCGCCATGAGGAATCACCTAAATAGATTTTTGAAAGTAGATTTTTTGTTCGCCCGGAACAGCGGCCTGAACAAACCATTCCCAGCAGCCACGATCTCATCAACAACAGTCAGCACCGCTTGAGCCTCAACCGCCACATTCCCCGCCGCATCCTGCCCGTTCAGAGTCATGGGGTAGGTATCGAGCGCCAGTTCTGGAAGCTGCTGGCTCCATGTACCACCGGAGGGGGTTGGGTTGTAGGTAACGCTATTGACTACCAGGGTGAGGCTTGTGGCATCCCCTGCACTGCCATTAACCACCGGAGTGATGTCTGTGGTCGTCAGGGCGTTGATGGAGACAACAGGCGCTACGCCATCCACAAGGACGCCAGAGGTATCGCCAACGCTGTTCAGCGTCAGTGTGGCGTTGTTGCTTGAGACATCCTGTAGCGTTCCGCCTTCCAGTGTGAGGCTGGATACAGCAATGCCGTTGTCGTCTTCGTCACCAGCCTGCACTGTGTAGGTGAACACCAGGGCGCTTGAGCCGCTACCGGATACGTAGTCGGCCTGGCGAGACGTCCCACCTATATCAAGGTTCAGCGCCGGAGTGCCGGTGACCGTAACGGCCTCATCCCAATTGACGGTAAAGCTCAGGTCGTCGCCAGTGGCGTAAGTGCCAGCAGTTGGCACGCCCACGCTTTGGGTAACCGGCCCCGTCACATCGGGCGGCTGCTGGGTGCTGTTGTTCGTTACCGCCTGCCCGCTGAGCGTTGCCAGATCGTTTGGTGTGGCCGCCTGATCCTGGAAGCCGTCTCCGGGCTGCGTGTAGCCAATGGTCAGCGTGTCTTCGTCGGTCAGTGTGCGTGATGGCGTCAGGTTGACAATCGTGTCGTCTGTGCCGTCTACCGACGCAGAGCTGGCAGAGACGCCTGCAAGGCTGATGGTCCAGCCGCCAGATCCGCCTGCGCCAACCTGCATGGATTCGGACATCTGTACGGCAATGTTATTGCCCGCCGTTGGTACAGAGGCGCTTGAGATGGTGGGGGCGGTTTCGTCCGTGCCATCAACGGTCGCCGTCGCCTGAAACGTTCCGGTGGCGCCCGACTCTGGCACAAAATACTTCAGGGTTGCTGTGGACTCTCCAGCAGCAACTTCGGTGCTGTGGAGTGCAATGTCGTTGAGTTCGTCTTCCGCCGCGTCCATGGCGGCCCAATCGACGACGACCACGCCGGAATCAAAGTCAGTTACAACGCCCCACTCTACCGGGCCATCTGTGGCGAATGCAGTATCGAAGAATGCTGAGTTCGCGTCAGGCTCCCCGTGCGTGACCAGCTCATAGGGGTAGCTGTTGGCGTAGCTAATGACTGTGCTGGCTGTCGTGCTGTCCACAGATACAACCAGGTCCGCAGTGTCGTCATCAGCAATCAGCGGAGCGGTGTAGCTGTAGGTTGATCCGCTGACCAGCGTCAGGGTGCCAACGTCTGTTCCATTGAGTGTGGCGCTAACCGGTGCGGCACTATTGTCTGCGAGGGTGAATTCAGCCGTATCGCCTTCGCTGGTGATATCGTCTGCGGCACTAACAGATGGCCCTGATGCAGCAGGATTAAAAACGGCCAGTGCGCCAACGGGGTCCGTCTCGCTGGAATATCTCAGCCCAAGCGTCTCCGATCCTGCCGCGCTCAACACGCCAGAAATCGCCGAGCCTTCATGCCCTGCTGTAGTTTGCGCGTGGTCAACCGTTACTGTCGTTGTTGTGGCAGATATAGTGGACGACTGGTTCAGCGTATCAGCCGGCGAGTTGGAGCCTGCGCCAGCAACTAGAACACCACCATCAACGCCGTTAAACGTTATATCGAGGTCGAACAGGCTCACGCCAACAGCGGAATTGAAGTTATTGACGGGAGTAGCCTGATCAATTCCGCCAAGAGTGTAGACAGCCCCGGTAAATGCATCGTGGACCTGCCCGTCCCAATCAACCGCTATAACACTTGAGCCTGCGGGTATTTGCGACTCCAGTATGTAGTAAACCCCGCCTTTGGCCGTCTCGGTGTCGCCCGTATAGGCTGCCCGAGTCATTGCAACACCACCAAAGGTTATGCCGACAATTTCACGGCTTGAGAATGCGGATTCACCCGTACCGGCAACAACAACCGCCCTATTGCTTCCGGCGACGGCTGTGTAGGAATCGCCCTCCTGTATTGCGAGCTTGCCAAGAATCGATGCCATTAGAGATCGACCCCCGCAATAAAGCTCATATCTTCGTCATACACCAGGATTGCCTTTCCTGAATAATCGGCGAACGTGCCTTTCCAAAGCTTCAGCGTTGCTGTTTGGGTCCCGCTCACAGAAACCACTCTTAATGGCCAGAACAGGCCAGCAGAGGCAGGGTTAGAGTTGTCGGACAAAAAGAAGTGCGTTCCGTTGAGTTGCCAGTATTGGTCGGTTCTCTGAAGCAGAATATTTGTGGTGTTGTCGCCATTGTTTCCAATATAATCCTGAATGGATGCAAACCGAGGGCGCTCCGACTCAGAGCTGCGGACGGTGTCGGTTCCAACATCACCACCCGAATTTGTCATGGTAGAGTCCATGACAATGCCGGCGTCTCCTTCCTTCTGCGTGACCTTAACCATAAGGCCATCTGACTGATCCGGGGTGTTGATCTTCCAGAGCCACCCGTGGTTAAACCAACCATCGCCGTGTTTGGGTACGCTGGTATATAGAGATGCCGCAGCCCCATCATTACCCTCGTACTCCACAATCCGAGATCCAGAGCCCGCCGGGGTTGTCTCGGCAATATAGGCTGAGTTGTGACCAGCTCCGCTGAGGTTGATGTACGCCCGGATGCGCTCCTGCTTCCATTGGAAAGATGCATTAGGCACGTCGCCATCCGTACATCTGACCCGGGCAAACATAAAGATAGCGTCGCCAGCGGCGATAGCAGCGCCATTATCCCAGTTAATGAACCCGGCGTTGAAATCTGTGCCAAGTGACGGAATCAGCGTTGATTCTAAAACCTTTATCTCGCCAGCCGTTTTAACGAATCGCTTTTCGCTGCCGACGCCAAATTCATAAGTGATCGTCTCGCCATTAACACTAACAGATTGGGCCATCGGCGTATCATCAGATTGGCTGTACAACCAGCCTTCGCCAAACCCAAGCCAGGCCGACTTTGACGGGGCGGAAAACGTATAAGTATCAGTCGTTAAAACGATCTCGTTCTGATCACCCAGGCCGCTTGATGCCGACCAGGCAAGGGCGCTCGTGCCACCCGAGCTGCCGCCTCCGCCGCCATCCAGGGACAATACAAGAGCCCTCGCTGCTGCAACGGACAGGGGAGAGTCGTTAGTTGCCATATCTCAGAACCTCAACTCTTTCATGGGTGCAGTCATTGGCGGGCTCAAGAAACTCTCAATATCAATTCAAGGCGTCAGCTTTCGTTACACACAAGCTTCAGCTCGACCTGTAACTAACTGTTTGCATTGAGTAGGCATAAATCGTGCTTTTGGGAATCACCAATACACGGAGGTGCATATGACTTATCTACAAAAATTTCTTCTGCTGCTATTGCTCAGCGCTTCAGCCAGTAGCCACGCCTCGCTTTTGCGGTATGACATGACCTTTAGAGCGTCCAATCCCGAAAACAGCATTGATGGCGAGGGGTATTTCGTTGCTGATACTGAGCTGAACGCTTTGGTCCGGGCTAGGTTCACGTCAACTTATTTTGACGTCCTTTTCACAGGAACGAACCCGCTAACGTCCAACGAATACTATTATTTCGGCCACGTTGTAGAGGCCCACGATATAGCGGACCCCGCATCGGGAATCGTGTTCAGCCCCTTATTTCTAATCAGGGCGCCTGAAGGAGATCGCGAGTTTGCCAGCAACCTTCACAATCACGAAAATGGCGAGTTTTGGGGCTCACTCATCGTTCCGCTTGCAAGCCTTCCGCCTGGCTCTCAAAGATCCTACCTCGACCTGGACTTTCAGATTGGTCAACCCTATTCAGTGATGGAGCCAGCCACCCTGCCACTGCTATTTCTCGGCCTGGCCGCTATCGGCATCAGGCGACGATTCCGCTGACCAGTTGCGCAGTTCGGTTTTGTCGATGCGGGAGATCCAGGGCATCAGTCACTCTCCAAGGGTCGGTCACTCCACGCCTTAATATCGGTCTTGTCGCCTTCACATTTGCCGGCAACGGTCTTCAGTTGCTCGGCCCAGACTGGACACCAGTCAATGCGCCTGGGTGGCGCCGGTAGTTGACGGGGAATCAGGTACTCAGCGGGTACTGGCTTCTTCTTTATTTCGGTCCGGGTCAGCCACTGTGCCGGCCCGCATCCGCTCATAAACAGCATCAGGCCACAGATAATCAGGGCCGCTACAAGGCGCATCTTTTACCAACTCCTTCAACTCGCTTTCGGTGGCGGCAAGTTGGTCGCTTAGGTCTTTTTCGCGCTGGTCGCGGATGACGGCTTGCTGGTCGCGCCAGCGTATATCTGCCTCCAGCCTGGCTATTTCGGTCTGGTTCTGTTCGTTGGTGACCTTGGCCTGGTTGATCGCCTGGGTAAGGTTGGCGTTTTCTTCGAGTAAGGTATCCCGCGACTGCATCAGGGCCCAGATCGTGCCGGCCATTAGCAGGATGACGATGCCTGCACCGCCGATGACGTACTTGTTAATCATTGGTCGCTCGGCTTGCTGCGATACAAGGTGATCACAGTTGCCAGAATGCCGATGACGCCGGTTACGATGGTGGCCACTGCCCCACCGCCAATGACTTCCATTACCTCTGGCTCAGTCACGCGCAGGACGACGATAGAGATCAGCACGCAGGCCCATATCAAGACCAAGCGCGGGATCAATCTGTGTCGTTTCAGAAAGTCAGGCATCACGTTGTTCCTCGTCACTCATCCGGCGCTTCAGTAGCTCAATCTCGCCCTTCATGCCGGCCATCTTGGCGTTGCATTCGTCGCGTTCACGCTGCATCGCCTCACGGTGTTCTATCGCTTGAGTCTTCAGGGCGCTATCGAGATCCGTGACCAGCGCGTTCAATCGGTTGAGCTCTGCCGCCATGTGCTCGGCAAACAACGCTTCCCGCTCCTTCAGGTCCGCATCGCGGGACGTTTTGCCAAGCAGCATCAATTTCACGAACGCCAGCGCGGCGAAGCACATCGTTGTAAACACGACGCCCAGGAAGGCCCAAACGCCATTTACATCCGAAAGCTGGGCTTGAATAGAACTCCAGGGCATTCTCTCGTCTCGGGTCATATGGCTCGGATTTACGCCCGCTGCGCGAGCATGACAGGAGTGGGGTCGATGAACTCGCCGTCAGCGTTCTTGATTTCAAGGTGAACGTGCGGCGTGATACTGGAATAACGGGGCCGCAGATCTTGAGCCTCGCCGATAATGGTGTTTTTGCTGACGTTCTGGCCTTCCTCAACCATCGGATCAACGTAGAAGACGCGGAAGGCATAGCCCTGGTCGCTGATCTCGACGTAGCGGAAGCTGAGATCGTCGCCGTAGGGATAGCCGAGCTTTGTAACTGTGCCGGCGATGGGTGAATGCACCTGGGTTTTCGGCCTGCAGTCCTTATCGATGCCGTGATGCTTTCGGGTGCCGCGTGACGCGAGGTAATGGCCGCAGCCATGGCCGTCGCACTTTCTGTCAGGCATTTCGTGCAGGTGCATGGCGACCTCCAGAAATAAAAAAGCCCGCAACAAGGCGGGCAATGGGTCATGCGTGGTTATGGCTACTGAGTTAGAAAGAGGGCGCCAAGCTCACCGAGCGGCTATGTGTATGCACCGGCCAGGCCGCACGTTGTATCTGGTTCGGGCACAAAAAAACCGCCAGCTCGGAGCGAGGGCGGTTTTTTGGGGGCAATTCGGTAATCTAGGGAAATTGTGCTATTAACCGCGCACGATGTCAACATGTTGTGTTTTCTGCCTATGAAGCCTTCCTGGCAATGCGCTCGAGCGACCGAATTTCAATGTCATCCAGGTAGCGCATGATGTCGGTGAATGGATCGTTCAATCCGTATTTCCGGTACGTGGTTTCGGGTATGCCGCTCATCCTTGCCCTGCTCGCCGCTGATTTATCGGCGTTGCCTGAGCCACCGCACCCTTTACAGTCCGCTATCTTCGAGTCGACTGTTTTGCTGCCCGTACCCTTACAGGAACGGCACCTGGTTGCGCTCACGAATTCCTGAACCATGGCGAGGCCGATCTTGTATCGAATACCTGCATCGCAGTCAGCCCAGAACCGGCTCTTATCGCACATCAGATCCTGAATCTCATTCAGTGCAGCCAGGGCGCTATGTATATCATCGCAATACTTGGCCATTATCAGATGCATGTGCAGCGGTTCAAGGCCGGAGCATGCAGCTGCGATGTCAGTTCTGGTCAGTTCCGGAATGCCGCCGAAAATCATCCCGGCCTGCAGCCCTTTGGTTGTCAGTCTTGCCATTAGATACGCCGCCTTGTTTGAGCTCAC